TTTTGTTGCCAAAGATGAAGTTATCCCATTTATTGCAGATGCGGCAATTGTAACTGAATCTATTTTTGCATACTTCGCACTTGTTAGGTGGTAATACTCGTTTGAAGTTCCACCCTGCAAACCTGCCAAATCGTTATGTGTAGAGGGAGACTGTGTTCCAAAGGGAGTAGTGTAAGCTGAGATAACACTTTGGAAAGCAGCCGCACTTTTCTGAATAATGATTTTTGCCGCTATAACTCCAAACGAAGTCAGTTCAGTAGGCAAAGAAGCAGGTATTTGCGCCGCCTGTGCCTGTGCTAAAGTATAATCTCCTATTCCGTATTTGATGTAAATTTCTCCGTCTGTCAGGATAAATACCCAGTGGACTCCGTATTTATTGACTGTAAGCGTCCCAAGCGAACCAGTGCCATTGTCATAGTTAGTGTTATTTATTTGAGACTGTGCGGAAACATAAGTCCATCCGCCCGAACCGTTTGAATAAACATATTTGAATCTTCCCGCACCCGAAGAATTAAAGGCTGAAAATGTAGCCCTTGTTCCGGCGATATAGAACACTCCGTCTGTTATTGAGATGTTTCTTGTTCCTGTCTCACTTACTATCGCACCGGAAGCGTGTTCAGCTCTCCTAACTTCTAATAGTCTCCTTTGTTCATTCGTTAACCAGTTGCTTAATAATATGCCGTCTGTATATACGTGAGGTGTTTCATGTCCATCCGTGTAACAGGCTCCAATAGGTATTTGAGTGTTCCTGTTTATATTAGACTCCGTTGTTGTAGCTGAAATAATTGGAGTGCCTGAATTGTAATCTATGTAAATGTAATTTACCGAACCCGCCGTAACCAGTAAGTTGGTATTTGCCGTCCAATCAAAAGAGACGGTTGAACCCACACTTGAATTAGTAGTCTTGATAAATCCTTTTCCTGCCGCCACTGAAATATGTAGAGAATCTACTGCCGTTAACTCTCCACCTGAAATCTTTCCTGCCGATAATGTCGTATTTATATAATCCTGTGCTGTTGTATAGGCCGGTGTCCCTAACTTAGAAATGCCTATTGAGGAAGCCGTAAGATTTATAGGAGCGAAAGTATTATTAGCCCAATATCTTGTAGCCACAATAGCAGTATCAACACCACCGGAATTATCTAAAAAATATTTCTTTGTTAAATAACCAGTCCATGAGTTTGAATCAGATTTTGAAACATAAGAGGATAATAATGTATTTAAATAAGTTCTTTTAATATATCCTGAAAAAGTATTACTATCCGCAATCGCAACTTTAGCACTTAAAGAGGTCGTTAAATTTGTAACATCTGAAATTGCAAGTGTAGGAGTTGCAACCAAACCCAAATTAGAAAGTGCTGTTAAAACGTTCCCAGAAGGCTGTACAATCGGAGTCGAATTAAAGAAACCTATCTTTTGATTTGTAGCAGTTCCTATTTTTGTTCCTGTGGTCGTTCCTAAATTCCACGTTCCACCGTCAAAGAACGTAAACAAGCCGGTACCGCTTATGGTTAGTTTAGTAGTTAGCGAACTACCGTTATATGTTAAAAATTCAAGCGCGTAACTATTCTCCCTAATCCTGGCATTCCCTCCCTCCCAATCTATATATGTACCGGATTTGGTTGTCATACCTGATTGTAAAGCTAAAGACCAACTTGCACTTATCGCACGTCCTAAACCTAATTGAGAAAATTGGGGTGTAGCAGTTGTACTTGATGAAGTTAAATAACCTGCGTTTGCATGATTACCCCAACCATAAGTAGTATTTATTTTGCCTAATAAAGATAGTGTAAAAGCTGTGGTCGTACTGTCTAATATCGCTTTATTAGAATGAGTATGATTATTTGTATAAGCCAAATCCCACTGTAAGCGTTTTAGATAACCCGCACTTGCTGTATCGAGTTTAGCCCCTAAAAGAGTAGTCAATCCTGCTGATGTAGTATATTCTGTAATTAATTTATTATAAGACGCATATCCTTTTTGTTTATTCGAGTCTGCAATATTCATCTTTAGCGCAAATAAAGAATCCGCAACGTGCTTTGTGTATTTATCATTCCATTTTGCCGTATCTGTATTGGTAACATGAAGAAATAGAGAATCGCCGTTTAAGTCTCTTAACTGGTTATGCCTTATCCTTAAAGGCGTGGTGAAGTAAGAAGCGTCTCCGTCCCCCACGATTGTGTAAACTGTAATAGGATTTGCGGCGGTTACTTTTGCATAAATCCTTGCTCCAAGTCTGTCAGTTGTAACACAAGAAAAGGCAGGTTGATTTGACTCACTTCTTATTGTTGCATAAGAAGTATTATCAAGAATCGGTGAGTAATCACTCCATAAAGTAGTCTCTGAATTATCAGCGTGTCTTAGGAATATCTCAATCTTTAATTGAGTGTCTCCTTGTGTACCTGAAACTTTAGCACGGTAATTCGCAATCCATACACCTGCATCTATAACTGTGGTTGCAAGTCCGTAATCATATAAATAAGTTCTAATCAATACTTCTTGATTTGTTAAAGTACCACTTAACTCCGTTTCAGTTACTTCATTTACATAGGATATTTTTTTATACCCTGAAACATCTGAAGCCTCTGTCGTGAAGTAAAGATTGCCAGCGAAACCACCCGCACCTATCGCTATTGTACTCCATTGTCTGTTTCCGTCAAGAAACTTAGTAGCCGGATTTTCGGGAGTAGCCGGAAGTAAAGGCTCGTATGCAGATAATTGTGTAGGTGTTACATACGATAATGAATCAGCAATGTTTAATTTTTTAGCTAATAAAGTATTGACTTGTGTCTTAGTGTGATGATTCGAAAGTGAGTCCTTAAATTCAATACGTCTGATAAGTTCATTTTGCCCGAAGATAAAACCTGAAAATAAAAATATAAATAAAAGTATTTTTTTCATACCCAATCGCTCCCATTCCAATCATAATTTGTATTTTCTTCTTCGTCAAAAAAAGTATAAGCTCCCGGTTCTGCTGAAATAGCAACTAAGGCTATTTTCTTTAACGCTCTAGCCGCCGTTGTACCGTAATAATGTTGTACACCTATGATAATATCTCCGTTGTTTACGTATATCTGGTAATCTTCGTCTGTTGTGGAGAGTTCATTTATATCATTAGTTACCGTCAGAATGAATACACTCATTTAGACCTCCCAGTGATAATGAAAGGTTTCTGATTAAACCAAGTCTTTTCTATACCTACAGCGTTAGTGAATATCCAATCATATTTATATTGACCTATCGCAAGTAAAGCCATTTCTGTTTTTACTTTAGAAAAGAGTATCGTTCCGGTTGTGAGTGTGATTCCAGATGTTTCATCTAAGTCTATAATCGGAGTAGAGTTTAAATCTTTTCTTACAATAAAGCGCATCTTACAACCAGTGAAATCATAACCAACGCCTGCCGATGTTTTATAAGAGAATGTTTTATAAAGTGAATCGCCGTGAGCTATACTCATAGTTCCGTTTGCTTCTACTTTCATTGTTTCCTCAATTATACTTTCTGTAATAAACAACGCCTGAATTTGTGTGAGATGTTGCTGTAAACTCTACTCTTATTTTTTGAGGCATCGCTTCAATGGTTAGATACTTAGATGTATTAGTTATCACTCCTGTTGTATCAAGTGTGAGTTTATCTGTCATATCAACCCAACCAGTTGAAAGGGAATCCCCTGCGGTACTGGCAAGGGTATAATAGACTTTCACAGTTACGCCGGAACTTGCTACAATCTGCAAATCGGTATAACTATATCCTTGACAAATAAAATTGGCATTTTGTACAGTTGTACTGTCTAAATTAGTAACCGTCATTAAAGTTTGTGGTGTGGTCATTTGCGCAAAACTTACACCTGTTAAAAGTACCAAGATTAAAAATAACTTTTTCATTTCTTTCCTCGTTTTTATATTCAAATTTAATTCCCTATACCATAAAGTAAAGGGAAAATTAAACATTACTTTTCTTTTTTCTCTTTCTTTATATTTAAAGCCGTAACATAAATATTCCTCTCGTCATATAAGGCTTTAAGTTGTTTCTCGCCTTCGTATAAATCGGATTGAAGTTTTATAATCTTATTGGTTAATTCGTTTACTTTAGCTTCAATCGCCTTTAAGTCTTTTTCTTCTTTGGTTAATTCCTGCTTAACAGGTTCTTTCTTTTCCTGTGCAAAAAGAGGGAAAGAAAATAAGCAAAGTATTAATATTATTTTTTTCATATTATATTTCCATTTCTGATTAATTCTATGTTCATTACTACAATAGATATAATAAATTTAATGATTGGTTATTCCCGTTCCAATCTTTATAATTAATTGTTATTTCCCCGACAGTATTTGCGTCATATTTCCCGTTCCAAGTCGATTTTTCTGTATCTGTAACAAATCTGTAAGAAGATGTTTGAGAGACGTTTGCGGGATTAAGAGAACTTGAAGAACTTAATTTAGCGTTCCAAGTTGAAGCGGAAGAAATATAAGTGTCGTCTATCGCATCGCCCTGCCAGGTGCCACCTGTAACAGTGCCAAGCACTACATTGCCATTTATTCGCGTGTATGTGGACGTTGTAATGTCAATAATGCCATTAGATGTTATATCTAAAATACTTTTTGGTGAAGCCCATACTCCAGATATAGTACCCACTAAAGCATCGTATGAATCATAAAAAGATAATGTATTTGAATTATCCATTACAATTCTTTGACCACTTGCTGACGTTCGGAAAGTAAGACCTGTCAATGTTCCCGCATTAATATCGTCCGCATTAAGCGAACCACGTATATCTAAAGCCGTTCCGTTCCAACTAATATAATTTGTTGAATCGCCACCGAAATAAAAATTACCAGTATTATCAATGTATGTTTTCCAGCCCAAAGAATCATAATAGCCCATACTGCCAGTGGTAATATATAATCCCTTTCCAGACGGAGCCTGAAGAAATGAAGGAATATTCCCCAAGTAAGCCCAATCAGTAGCAACAAGGTCTCTTATGTCAACCCAAGACGTTCCGTTCCAACGGTATTGATGATAGTTATCGTCCGCATCTATCCACAGGTCTCCACCAACCAAAGCGTTTCCGTCCGTTCTTAAAGTTGGTGCTGTGTTGGCGTAAATAGTTACGTTTGCTAATCCGGTTGCTTCTTTCTTAACAGAGTCTATTATTGAGTTCCAGAAATCGCCAAACTTTACTTTTTTTGTTACGTTATTCTGATTGACAATAAATAAATCATTTGCACTGGCGTAATTAGTAGCCGGTAATGCGCTTATTTTTATAGTCGTTTGACCATAAACTAAGCCAGCAAATAATATTAACATTAAAATCTTTTTCATCTTGCTCTTATATACTCCTCATTTTCTGTCGTAATTATTTCCTCTAATTCGGTAGCCAAGAATCTTACTCTTGAACTCCATATCTCTACGCAAATAAGTTCAACACAACTGTTTTTTTTTTAATAGTCTTTCCGGTAATCATAAAAATTGAACTGTTATTGATACCGGACGGTAATTCTTTTGAACAATCTATTTTTACATAATCGCCTTTCTCGTATTTAATATGTCCCGCTATATCTCCAGTCCATGTTAAATAAACTCTTTGTGTGGTATGCCAGTTAATCTTTCTTCTAAGAAATCTCAATGCTGTTGTATCGTCTTTTATCCAATCGGCATTATATTCCCATTTCTGATTAATCTTATATTCTTTTTCAGCATCCGCACAGGAAACCATTAAATCGTCTAATGTCGAATCACTAGAAGTGTTTTTATTAACTCTTAATTTCTTCTTATAAGTTTTACTCATATAATTATAATCATAGTTAAGAGTAAAATCGGTGAAGATATTAGACAAGGGAGTAAGCCTTGATGTTACGGAGGCTTTCCCACTGAAGACTAAAGGGGTATCTAATGTACCTTGTATAACACCACCGCCTAATGAGATTAAGCGGTATTGACCTAAGCCAACTTGAAATAAGGTGCAATCAATTTCATAAAGAAGTTTATCAAGAATACTGCTTGAACTTTCCTGTTCTATTAAACACCGTCCCAAGATGAAATCTCCCCTAGTGCCTAATATTTCATAACTTTCACCGGAAGTGAAGATATTTTCCGTTAAAGATAAAGTAGTGTTTGAATCAACAGCTTGAATAATGCTTTCCGTTCCGTCTGTTAAGTTTTTAGCCAACATTCCGGGTAAGACAGTAGAGGTAAAATTTTGCGCGGAGTCAACTAATTTCAAAGAAGTTGTTGCTGTTGTCGTTCCGGTCTCAATTGCTTTTGCGCTTACTCTGTCAATAGAATCGGTATCTATACTTACATTTATATTCTTTAAAAAGACTTTATCACCTGCATCCCAAGTAGCCATAGCGGAGGAAAGGATTAGAGTCTTTGTAGAACCTACATAATCAGAAATGCTTACACGTCCGTTCCTTGTTGCGTTTACAATTATCGCACCATTATAATAATCGTTTATTTCTACTTTTAAACCAGTTACAATAAAATGCGAAGTATCAGTTTTAGAAGTTATTTCAAGGTCTAATTCTACATGAATCCAGTCTCTTATAAGGCTTTCAACCATCAAGCCGCCGCTTTCTATTAAATCATCTGTTGCATATCCGTTATATCTCATGCTATCCACCCATCAAACCAAAGCCCTTTAACATAAACAAAACAGTTACTTACATTTGCCTTTTTAATTTCGCCTAAATTATTTATCATACTCTTAGCCTTTGCAACATCTAAAGAAAAGGGACTTTGATTAGCAAACCATTTATTAAATTCATTCAATTTATATTTATCTACATTTCCAGATGCAACACCATAAACGCCAACATTTGATAATCGCATTATTACATTATATATTAATATATCTGTTGGATTTCCAGATGGTGCCTCTATAACCATATATAATGATTGCGCTTCAGCAACTCCCCATGGGTCGCTATTATCCATTTTTTGAGGGTATGCAGATGTACCTTGTCCAAAAGCCAATGCATTATGTTGTATGGCGGTTCCACTACTATAATTTTGTGTTTCATATAAATTAGAAAAATCTGCTTTTTGAGGATGGTAATAATGTATTTTTATTTGGTCTGAAACGTTATTATCAATTGGTTTCCAAAATGCCTGTAAAAAAGCATCGGCATTTATACCTACGGTGCTCGAAGTATAACCCAAATCAGTATCAGATAAATCACCTTTGAAAGTAAATGCAACTTTTTCACCCGGTTGTAATCTCATGTAAGTAGTAGCATCCCCATCGTAAGCATTTGGAATTGTATCGGGATATTTAATTCCGGGGAAAGGAGTATCGGAGCTAAAATCTATTGGTTGTATTATCGCAAGTGCATAAATTGGGTCGGCAGTTCCTTCTGTTGTTTGTCTTATCCTTATCGAATGACCTTGGCCCCAAGTATTTATATTAGAAGAACCTGAACATCCCAATCTCGCTGTCGAACCGTCAAAATATTCATATATATACTTTCCAATATCTATTGTATGGCATAGATGACAAGCCACTTTAAAGTTCAAATTTTTACCAGTTTTTACTATCGGGGCTAAATCATAGATGCTATCAAAATTTATTCCTGTATTTATGTTTGTAAAATCTCCATATATAATCGGGATAACATTTTCTTTTGTTTCGTCTGTCGCATCTTCATAATAAGAGATACCGTTATCAAGTTCATCTTGTATTTTATAAGGCGGTAAAGTACATGGTGTAAGTTCATCATAGGCTACACAGGATAAATCTATCTTATCAACGTCCCAAGAATGGTCTTCAATATAATATCTATTTAACCAAGTAATATCAGATAAAGAAGTTGCGCCAAGCCAACAGATACCAACGTCAACAGTCTTAGCTGTTAAAAGGGGTTTTTCTGCCGCCGGATAAACATCTTCATGGAAATTAGAAACTCCTGTATAAGAATTATATCTTGCAATTGAGAATGAAAAGTTCCCCACGCTCCCAATGCCGCCGCCTTGTGTGATGTCGCATCCTTCTTGAATGTCTGAAATAGAATTTCGATAAATCACTTTACCATCAAAATCAATTCCAGAAAGGGTAATTTTATCCAATGCGTCGCTAAAGTATAAATATCCAGCCGCATCTAAATCTATGCGTACAACTAAAACCGCCTTATTATCTGTTAATGGAGTTATTGTTAACATTAATACCTTAATCTTTGTGCTTTATTATATCCGTAAGCCACAACTGTGGATAAAGTTTGGTCTCCCAATTGAATCGGGATAACAATAGGTGAACTATTAACGACACCGGGTGTTGAACCGCCCGCAACAACACTTAATCCCAAAGCGTCTTTTATTCCTCCAAAAATACCACCTGAAATTGCATTTGCCGCCAAGTCTATAAATCCGCTTGCAATCCTACTCATAAAATCAGCGAAAAGATTATCAGCTTCACCAAAGACACTTGACCACATTTTTTTAAACGTATTTCCTATTGCTCCAGATGCAGAATCTGCAATAATTGTTATTGCTTTATATTGTTTTCTTTGTTCCTGTAAAAGTTTATTCTTTTGTTCTTCATCTGTAAGCCAGTTAGTAGAGGGTTTGCTTATTCCCGGAATATCACTTTTTTCTAATTCTAATGGAGTCGTAATGCCTAATCTTTTCTTAATACTTTTCCTGTAATTCTCTAAATCATAAGCCCAAGTATCGTCTGATAATTTCTTTCTTAAAGCAGTTAAACCGTCTTCTAAAGTTTCGGCGGCTTGTCTTTTCAGGTCTTCATTATCAGCGAACCACTGTAAATCTAAATTATATTTATCTCTTAATTTCTGTGCTTCATAATCAAACTTTTCTGTTGTCATTCTTTTTGAACTGTCAAAAAACGCTTCTAAATATTTTGTATATTCCTGTGGCAACATTTCCTCTGCGCCAAAGATTACTTTTTCTTTTCCCTTCTTTTCCTTTTTGCCTTCCATTAAATCTAAAGTCTTTTTAGCATCGTCCATTTCTCTTTTTGCATTTTCACGCGCTATTACCCCTTTGGCTTTTTCAAAGGCAATGGTTTTTTCATCTAAAATAAGTCTCTGATTTTCAACATCTCCAATATCTTCTTTTACTCCCTTAACTAAAGATAAAGCTGAAAGTGATTCTTTATATGTAGCAAGTAATTTCTGATATCTTGAATCCTGTTGTAATAAATAGGTTAATTCTCCTTCTTTTGTTCCCCCACCGATTGTATAGGGAGCTTTCATTTTGCTTTCAATTTCTTTTTTACGCGCGTCAAGGTCTGCTTTGGCTAAATCAGATTCGCTTTGTCTTAAAGATACTTCTGTTGTTAATCTTACCCTTGATAACTTTCTATAAGCCTCTGTAATGTCGTCAACGGCTTTAGCATGGTCTTTAGCATCCTTTGCTCCACCTCTGTTAGCAAGTGCAAAAGCAGTTATGCCAGCAGTAGCAATAGAGACTATTGTAAGTATTCCCCCCATGCCTGTAAACATTCCGGCTAACATGGTCTTAAATGTCGCTCCGGTTGCCGTTGCGTACTTAATAGACTCAATAAACACAGGCAGGTTATTCTGTATTGACATTATACCCATTGAGAAATTAGACAAAAAGAAAGGCGAATCCTGAATAATCCTGTTAAACTGCATACCAACTTGACCGGAATTACTCATCATTTTGGATGTACTATTTAAGGCAGATTGTACTTTTGGTGCGGTTGTAATAACTTTTTCTTGACTTGCTTCTAACTGTGTAAAAGCATTAACCGCCTGTTGAAAATCGGCACTGGCTTTCCATTTTACTTCGCTAACATCCATTAAAATAACCTCGGCTCATAGTCTGATAAAATATTAACGGTATCAAAAAAGATATGGTTATCGATTAAGTGCGGAGCGTTTTTATAAAATCTACTTAGTTCAATTAGTTGTAATGTCCTCATGTCAAATAATCCTCTCGTGTCATATATTCCCAATTCCTCCACTATTTGAACTAACTTCTTTTTTTGATTAAATTCGTTTGTACATTCTTCGCCTATTAGGTCAATCAGTTCATCTAAATCTTTTATCTCATAATCTTCATAGTTTAATCCGTTTACCCTCTTAAGTTGCAAGGGAAATTCTAAGGCTTGACCTCTGAGACCGCCTTCGAGTTTGAGCCGTCCGTAGAAATGAATTTTTTTTTATCAGTGTCGTTCCATCTTAGCTTTTCTTTTATAGCATCATAAAGCAAATTGACTACATTTTCAGTTGAACTGATAGCGTCCAATAAGTAATCGGCTAATTCATTGTTTTCAACAACACATTTAGTTTCATTGCCTTGTGAGTCTTTAAGCCCTTCCCATTCTTTAATGGTATATTTTAAATATAATAAGCGATACATATTTTCAGCCGCTTCAATTTTACTCCTTTGTTCAAAGGTTAAGATGCTGTATATATCGCTATAAAGTTCTTCGGGGCTTTTATCTTTTATTCCTTTTAGTTTTTTATTAGTTAATATCTCTTTAATTGAGAAATCCACGCCGGACGATATTACTTTTTCCAATTCATATTTCTGTTGAACTGTTGGATAGCCAATAAGAAACTTGACTCCTAATACTTCAACTTCTTTTTCGCCAACATCAAGGGTAAAAATCATTAATAACCTCCGTCAACTGAATCGGCGTATTTAATAAATGATGTAGAGAATCCGGCTGTCGGTTTGGTTGCTTCAACTTGTAATCTTAAAGCATGGTAATTGTCTTGTATCTCTAAAGGATTAGCTGTTAAATGTGCATTGGCAACTGTGAATAATATCGTTCCTGAATCCGTACCGCTTCCATTGCCAAAATCAAAAGAAACATTATCGCCAGCTTTGAATGAACCTACAATAGCCTTTGTATTGGTATTATAAGGAATATCGATATTAAATTTAATTGTAGGATTCAATCTGTAATTATTAGCCTTTCCTCCAATTGTCGCACAGGGGACACTTACTCCATTTGCTCCGTCAAATTCAAACTTACGATAACAAATTGCATTTAATGTAGTAGCACCTACTACTAAGTTTAATGTAAATCCTAAAGTCTTGTTATTTAAGAACGTCGCTGTACTCGTGGGAGCCGCAACCCAAGTACCGGACTTAGTTAAATCGGGAGTTAAAGCATTACCAACCCATTTGCAATCAAGTCCAACAACTCTTTTAATGCCATTTGCCAGATTATCAATACTAAACTTTAGTGTATCTAATAAAGCGTTATCGAGTATCATTAAATCTGTTAATGCGAATCCCGAAGGGCTATAACCAATACCATAAAGGAATCCGTTATTACCAGCGAAGTCAACATCTGTATTTACAGGTGAGATGTCTTTGGCGAAAGGAGTAGTTGCACCCTCTGTACATTTCTGAAAGAAAGCCACAAGATAAGCCGCTAAATGTTGAACAGGTACGGAGGAATACTTATAAGTTAAATATTTTAATCCTGAAATCCCATCGATATACTTTCTATCGTATTCTTTCATCAAAGTGTTTGAACCCTGAAACATCAATTCATCAATGGTTACACCAAAATCGGGGGATACGCTGCCTTCGTCAACCGGATGTGTGATAAAATTTGAAGCCGCTGTTTGTGGTGCGATCCAATGATTTGAAGTTTTACTCTGCTGTAAGATGCCTAATTGAGCCGCTTTTTTTATAAATTCAACTGCCATTATTTTTCCTCCTTAATTTCGCACCATTTCAACTTAGAAATAGTCTCATATTGTTCATCTGTTACTTCGATTTCCTCACCCTTATCAAATTCAAGTTTTTTTTCCTTCCCCACTATTTCAGTAATCGAACTAACACCAACTATATAATTTTTGCTTTTAATGATTAGCATTGGTTTACTCCTAAGATTAAATTTACTACTCCATAACTATCAAAGTTATTTTTAGAGTCAAGTTTATACTCCGGGTCGTCTCTATAACCGCTATGGAGATGTTTTATCGCTGTTAAAGCCTCATTAAATGAATCAAAATTCTTGTCAAAGTCTGCCGGTTTCATGCCGATATATCTTATAACCAATTCCGCCCTTGTTTCGTCAATAGCAGAAAAAGCGGTATTAAATTCAGTCCTCAAGCCAACAGGTTTAAGAGTATATGACAAATTCTTTCTATTGCCGGGAGGATTATTAACAAGGTCAATATTTACCGCCGTTTCAAAGTACCCCATTTCATTCAGGACTGTTGTTATTAAGGCTTTGTCAGTTACAAAACTCATTTCTTTACCCCAATGATTGTAGTGTTATAAGAAGTATCGTCATCTGTAATATCTCCGTCTTCGTCAACATCAAAGGAATAATTCAGATTTGATAAAGCCTCATTTAACATTTCGGCGTAATAATCGGATTTGTTCTGGAAAACATCACCAGTTAAATTCTGTAATCTTCTATATGCCATTGTTAAAGCCAGGTATTTGTGCGGTAATTCAAAGGTTGTTTCTACTAAATAAGCCGTAAAGGTAGAAGTGCCTGTTATTTGTGTGAGTTTGTAATATGAATAAACTTCATCAAAGATAAAATCATTTGTTGTGGAGGCGGTCGATATTTCGGCAGAATCAAGTATTGTGGTATAAGTTCCTCCTTTTGTGTTAGAACCTTCGAGTTTAAATGTATTAGCATTATTATCAGAAACTTTAATTACCAATCTTCTTCTTGCTATCTTATCTTCGCCGGATTCAGTCGCATTTGTTAAGGTTAATCTTGTGCAAAGTTTTTTTAAATCTCCTTTTGAGGGAAGTTTATTTTCAATCATTGCGGAAAGATTCTCTTTAGATTTGCGTATCAAATCAGATAACACGCCATCCTCTGTAAATATATAAGCGGCTAACTGTGGCTCCTCTGCGATTAAGTCATCATATTTTAAATAACTTTCAATCATTTTAACTTCTTCGCATATTCACAAAGTTCAACGGCTAATTCAGTAGATATTTCAATAACACCGGCACGGTACAATAGATAAGCGTCATATTTAGTTATGCCTTTCAAGTGTGTAGGACTTCTAAAGGCTTCTTTAAATCCAGTACCGCGCTCACCAACAATCATTTTATTAACAATACAAAATCCACTTCTTTTAACGCCGTCTTCTGTTTGTTCAATATCATTGATACGGATGTTCTTATTACCAAATGTGCCTTTATAGCCTTGCTTAAATACTTTTCTACTTACCTTAAATTCTTCTTCTTCGAAGATAGGTTCTTTTTCGGGTTCTTCAATTGCTGCTTCTTTCTGTTTCATTGTAATCCTATTTATTAAAAAATATGGGGGCAATCACGCCCCCTTTCCGATTACTTCAAGTAAGTGTAGTATGGAATAATACGGACATATAATTTGTTTGGGTCTGTTGCATCGCAACCAGAGGCGGCCGCTTCAAAGGATATTTTTACCATATCATATTGAGCTAATGCCGTGAGTGCGATTGTTGCGGCTTTATAATTTACATAGGTTGTTACTCCTGCCGCGTTATCAACAGATAAAGTAGTTGTATCGGGTGTCGCCACCGCAGTGAATCTACTTGAATTAGCACCAACGCTGGCGTTTACGCCGCCTTTCGTACAAATAAGCCTGTCAAGGTCAATTTCTCCTGTGGCCGTGAAAGCAATCTGAATAGAGTCAAGCCTTGCAGATTCTTTGTTATTGATAGGCACGTAAAATGTTTTAATTGCGCTGTTTGCTACTGTAACTTCGTTCATAAATTCAATCTTTTGAGCGAACAAAGAGATTGTAGAGAGAACGAAGAATAAAACTAAAGCTAATAATCTTTTCATCGTTTCTCCTTATGCACTTAAGTATTGAACTAATGGAATTAGTTTATCGTCCGGTGCTGTCTTTGTCCACGTTGCACCTGTGGCTAATTCAGCGTCGGTTGGATTGTTTGTTACTGTGGTGTCGAACTGAACACCGGGAATGTGTGTAAGATAAGAGGTTCTAAGGATAAGTCTATCCTGGCCACCGTTTGTTACTGAATCTCTTGAAAGTTCGATATCGCCAATACCGATATCAACGATATTCGCGTTTGTATAGTTATGTCTGATTCTTTTTCTGAACTGGTAAATCATTGAACCCATCATGCCAAGATATGAAGGATATTGAGTACCTATTTTTGTGAGCAAATCAGAGGTTGAAATCCTTAATCCTAAGATTTCGTCAACTAAGCCGGATGTGATAGTGCTATCGGTTGATTGTACTTTATTTGTTAAGAGTAATTTAACCGCATCGGTTTTTACTTTCGAGTTGCAAACAAAGGCTGTGAATTTATCAGCGTTATCACCAAGCAACTGTTTAGCCGCTAAGATACCATCTGTATTAATTAAGCTAGCACCATCATCCTGAATATGTGTAGATGCTAAAGCTGTGGCAAATACGCCTGTTGCTGTCGCTGTTGCTGACTTGTGAACCTGCAATGCAAGGTATTCGGCTATCATTGCCGCAATAGGTTGTGTGAGGTCATCACCGGTTACTGTGTTGATTATATCCTCAACACCCCAAGCTTTCTCTCTCTCAACCCAAGCCGCTGTGTCCATCCACGGTACTACTGAATTGATTGTGGTTGTAAGACCATTTGTAATCTGATCCATGTCGCCCGTGAGTACGTTCATTTTTCTAAATGAAACGTGTGTGCCCCTGTCATTAGGGCTAATCAATGAATCGGGTGCTTTCATTAAGATTGAATTGTAAAGTGCCAATTTGTGGGTAAATTCTCCAGCAAGTAAATCTTTAAATACTGTTGTCTGGAAGAGACCCGCCAAACTAGCTAGTGTAGTGGCTGGCATAAGTTATCTCCTGTTAGGATATTTTTCTTTTAATATTTTCAAATAGAACGGATTGTCGTTCTTTTCAAGGTCAACCAATTGCTCGGTTGTGAATTGGTCAAACTTCATATTCTGATAATCGAACTTCATTTTTCCGCCCCGATTTGGATTGAAGGGCTTTCCTTCAACTCCCTTGCCATTTAGTTTTACATATTTAGTTAATTGCTCTAAAGGCAAGTCTTTTGCGAACTCCTTATGAACGTCTTCCAACTTTTCAAGTAATTCGTCTTTTCTTTCGGCCTCCACCGCGTTTAATTTCTCTTTATATCCGGCTAACTCCTTAACCTGATTAGTAAGTGCTTCTTTTTCGGTTGTTAAAGTACCGACTAACTTTTCAGCTTCTCCGTTCTTTAGTGCCTTTTCAAGTTCGTCTGCTTTTCTGGCATCTTCAATTTCTTTTAATTTTGCGGCGGCTGTTTGCTCCGCTGTTTTACGTTCATCCCTTTCCTTAAAGGCTTGTTTTTTTAGGGAATGTTCTTTGGCAATAAGTTTTAATTGACTGTCATTCAATCCTTCCAGATTGGCTTTGTCTTCTTCACTTAAGCTATCCAGCCCAAGCTCTTTTAATTTTGTTTCGTCCAAAAGTCCTCCGACTTATTTTTTACTCTGCATATATAGTGTTTAATGCCATTCTAATAAAGGGAAAAAATAACATTTAGAATTTCCATGTTATATTTATTGTTTTTACTTGCTCTTTTAAATGTTTGTTTAATCTGTTAATGAGTAGTTCTTCGCATAGTTTTTTATTCTCTGTGCTTAAACCAAAAACCTGTCTTCCATACTTTTGAGCGTTATTAAGAATCTTTTGCGTATCTGCCGGACGATAAGCCAGCCAAACACCGTTATACTCTGCTTTATCTACATGAAGCCCTTTCTTAGTTTCGCCTGTCAATGTCATATCTACAAAGGTTGTTGTGGTCGATTCAATTGATTGACCTGCATATTCCGCCAAACGTTGACCTTTCGAATATGTTTTTGTTTTTAACGATTGCCCTCCGCCTTTCTTATAGCGCAATGCAGATTTATTATGTGTAAATAAACGACCGGTTCTATAATAAGCACTTCCTCCGGCTTCTCCGACCTTAGAAGAATACAATTTTCCTTCTCCTAAAGTAAGGCGTTTCATGCCTAAAGATTTGTATTTTTTATATTGTTTTGAATTATATTGCAATCCCGATAAATCGTTCTGAAATTTGCCCTCTGCAAAGTCTTTCCTGATTAATTGCACCATATAGTTTCCTATATCGAGCCATATCTTTGACATTTCTTTTAAAAAGGCACTGGTTTTCATGTCCCCTCTATAATCGGCTCGTAATAATGGCGGCAGTTAAAGCCACCCCTGAAAGTCCATGTATATTGCCCCTTAAACTTAGGACAATGTTCTTTGGCTATCTTCGTGAGCAAACCTTCGTCAACTTCCTGTTTAGTAAATCCTTCGGGCGGCTGAAAGGCCAATACCGCTTTACAAGCGCACCGTGTTCTATTGTCAAGTATTCCTGCCAGTCTAAAGAGTTGATTTGGATATTCTTCATATTCCTTGGCTAAAACTATTGAGTTAAACTCATCTCTCGATGTTGTAATAGCCGTAACGATTTGGGGAGAAGTTAAACTCATGCCTTCAAGTTCGTTGGCAATCGTCCGGTTGCCTTCGCCGGATAATAGCCCTTTTAATAACTTACTCTTAAACTGTGTTGCGTAATTTTCGGCTTGGCCTAAAAGGGAACGCACATCTAAATCTTTGATTATGTTAAGTTCTCTTAATGATAATGCGGATATTTTTACCCCACCGGTTTCCTGATTCTGATTGACTATCCCCGAATATTCCTTTTCGAGCTTGTCAACTATTTTTGTTAAACCCAAACCTTGCAATTCCTTAAAGAAATCCATTTCGGCAATTAAGTTTATTATTTGCCCCTGATTAAGATTCATTCTCTTAACCCGCATTAAGAAATCAAGTTCTAAGGCTTCTAATTCCTTTTCAAGAAATCCCTTTAATGCAGTATCAATCATTTTTTCTTTCCGTAACCTCTTTTAAGTGGCATGATTGCCTCATTTTATACTTGTTAAAAATGTTGATTTAACTTCTCGCTTGCTGTTTAAATAAGCAATCAATTCAGGTTCTTGCATGGCTGTGGCAAGGGCTAAGTTCTTCTTAAGTATCTCAATTGCTTCATCTCTATCAACTTCGAAGTCTTCCATAATAAAGTCTATTTCTGTTTTAATGCCATACTTTAGCTCACTATCGCGCCTTGCTACTTTATCGGTCGGAGTTTCGCCGCTCTTTTCCTCTGAATAAGTTATATCAAAGATACCTTCCTTTAATGGAGTTACACTTTTTATTTTATTCCAAACGACTTTAATTTTGTTTAGTAAGTCAATCTCAAAATAATAAAGTATATTCTTAAGGTCTTCTCTTATTCCTTCAATCTCTCTCTCATCATATCCCTTTGATACGCCACTTTGTAAGGAGGTCTCATTCGACGATGTTGCAGAGCTAAGACCTTCAGAGTTCATTGCTGTTTTCCACATAAATTCGAGATTGGATTTTAAGGCTTCAAATTGGATTGATGGGACTACACACTCAATACTCCCTGTGGGTTGGCTTGTATCTGTCTGCTTTACAGATATAACAGTAGAGGGGTTCATTTTCATCCCTTCTTTAAGGTCAAGATTATTAGCAACCCACACCCCAAAACTTTGCATGTCGATTATCCAACCAAAATTAGAGAGATTAATATCATATTCTATTTGACTTTGCAAAAGATTCCAATTCGGCTCACCCCAGAAGTCTATTCCTTCTCTGATTCTTAAGACAGCGAAAGGCAATACTCCATAAGGATTGCCTAATTTCTTTCCATTCCATTCGTCATATCTTTGACCACCGGCATCTAAAATATAATGCTCTGTTTCAGTCCACACCAAAATGATTATCTGTTTTTTATCAGAATCCCAGCGGCTTAACATTACTTTTATAGGCTTATTGAAATCAAGCGCATCTGTTTCAACTTCGCAAGTATCGCCAGTGATTATATCTATCTCAATCTTTCCATTGCGTTCAACAGGTTCAACCAATACGACATTGAAAAACAAAGCTTGCTTCAATGCTTCTTTTATTTTCATGTTGTACTTCGCTTGTAAAAGAACATCGTCTAAGGTTTTATCTGTTTCGAGTTCGCCGGAATCGGTTTCGGTGTTAAGATATAATTCACGTGAAGGCTCGTTATCAAAAATACCTTGAACCTTCGTCCTAAGCACCTTTTGGACCCCATCCTGATGCCTTATACGGAGTTTCTTTAGTGTATCCTCCGTATAATTATCTTTTAATTCGGTTTGAATCCACTCTTTTATCTCGTCAAAATCATTATCGTAAAAAGCTCGGAATTTTTGAAATAGTTGAATCCGGTTGACTAAACTCTCTATTCTCATGCCTGCCAATAAGCCTGCTGTTATAGTTTCCATTAAATGCCTCTCCAAATATCTATTAATGCCTTTCCTTTTAAGCTGTATTTATATTCGATGTAGTACCCGATTGCACTCGATATATGTATCAATGATTGCACCGGATTCCTGCCATCGTACTTTTCTAAGTTCTTGTCTTCTTCCCTTGTCCCCTCTTTAAATTTTGCACGCTTGAAATCAGCTCGGACATTCACGCAATTAGCCGTGACAAACAATCTTCTTTTCATATCTTTATTGCATAATCTCCAATTGACCGCGTTTATCCTGTCAACAACCGGAGGATTAGGTTTAACGTAAATCTTAGCATCTGGAAAGTATTGTTTAATAATATCATAATCAGTTGATTTTGAAGATGTATGCCTAAACGTCCCCGAATAATCACCATAAAATTCATAAGTAATTTTGCCATATTTGTTTAATATCTCTATGCACATTTGTTCTGTATCGGTATCCTGCTTAACTATCTCATCAAAAATATAATCAGTTCCATTTACATTCTGTATGAGCGCCCACTTCATCGGGTCAACGTTAAAATCGCACACTACATATATCGGGCGTTCCCTGTCGTATTTATATTCGCATACGTTCTTAACATCGTCATACTTCTTGTAAATCAGCCCCCTTACGTCAATGCTTCCCCATTTACCCAAGCAATAAATGTTATACAGGTTTTCATCCTCGTTTATGAGGGCTTCTAAGGCTTTGGTATATTCAATGTCAAGGAACTTTTCATTGTGCTTATAATTTGTGTTTAAAACAAAAAGGTCATCTGTTGTTTCTATGTAGTTTTTTAGCCAGTGGTCTTCGTCAACCGGATTAAACGAGATATCAATTTGCTTTAGTGTATTATTCTTGCCTCTTATTCTGATATTGACAGCACTAAGGTCTTCTCTCTCAAATTCATTACATTCTTCTAGCCATGCACCGGTCGGGTCAACTATTGATTTAAGTTTTTCCCTATCCTTTTCATCATTCAGGCCAAGAAAAACTAATTCATTCTTATTTCTTTTGCAGGTAATTGAAAGCGGACTCACCCTAAAGTTAAAATCACTGATTAAGTCCATATCAGCAATTACTTTCTGAAACAAGGCATAAGTGCTGTTTTTATGAGATACATAGTTTTTACGGAAAATTAGTTCTTTTGCATATTTATTTGTTTCGAGTTTAATTATCTTCTTTTGCGCTATGGCATGAGACTTTCCGCTACCGGCACCGCCCCAAAGTGCGTTAAATCTCTTTAGACTCTCAAAATAAGGCTTATATGCAGAGTTAATTTCTATCATACGAATTTAATCTCAAGTGTTTTTACTGAATTATCGCCGTTATCTTCGGGCGGTTTGTCTCTCCATTTATCTGGTTGCCTATTTTTAAGCCAAAAGATTTGAGCCGTTACATCGGGAATAACTTGTTTTGTAACTATCTTTGTTTTATATGCATCTGAATGTTTTATCGTCTCTATTTCTTCTTTTTTTAACCCGACTTCTAGTCCCCCTGTTTTGCTTTTTTCATAAGTAATTTCATCATATTCATATCCCATTACTCTTTTGGCAAGTGATTTTACTGCCAGATTATCATATTTGTCTTTTCCGGCTTTAAGGACGTGCAAAAACATAGGGTCTTTTTTCCATCTTGTAAGTGTGCTTTCGTTTATATCAAGTATATTGCACATCTGAATATCGGTGCAACCT